CCACCCCCAAAATCTTTACGTTCACACACATTTCCCTCACATGGGGGGATTGGGTAATCCGTTGATTGGTAAGTGGTTAGTAAATCGAGGTTGACAAAGAAAGCCCCATGCTGCATTTCTGGGCTAAGAAGGCGTTGTCTCGCTCGTGGCAATTTAGGTATCAGGAGGTTGGTCGCCCTGTTTTTCAGGCTAGAGCGCCACCATACCTTAACAACCGGCACTAGTTGTTGTCCACGACCCCCGGCATTATACTGCCTATCCTGGGCATTCAATCGCATGAGTGCGTCGTTTGCCTTAAACGGATGCTTATGCCGATTTTTACAGTGCTGGGTGAGGCTTTTCAGGGCCTTCGTCTATGCACTTACCTGCGTTTTATTCTCCACTGCGGGGATTAGTTTAATTCCTACCGCATTTGAGATTATATGTTCCATTTCTGTTTTTTGCGAGTATGTGCCCTCGCTGAAAGATAAAAACTTACGTGAAGATGCTTTTGGATGAATGGGTTTGTAGAGCATCTTTTTTATTTTACGTTGCAGTTTAAGGTGGCGTTTTCTTAACTGTTTGTCGTTTAGCTTGACGATTTGGTTGCGTCCAGCTTTTCTGATGCCGATAAATCGTTTATTTCTTTGATCGAACCACTGAATCACTTTCTCACGAGATACGAGAGAGTTTGGATGCTTATTGATAAAGTGGTGGATTATGTTATGGCAATCCTGACAAAGCACTACGAGGTCTTCGGTTGACACGTCGGTTAAGTTTCTGTGTTGAATGTGATGAACATGGATATTTTTGCTGGACTTACAGTTTTCGCAATTATGTCCATGTGCACTAAAAGCGAGCTTTCGAAGAGATTGCCAATGATCTGACTGGAGATAAAGCTCGTATCTTTCTCTTATACGTTCTTTATTCATTTATGATTTGATGTAGAGCATAAGCTGGGATGGATGTCAAGAAAAAAAGCGAGAAAAGTGAAAAAAGATTTTGACAAGTTTGGGAGTGGTGGTAGAGTGTGGGTATGGCGAATAGGTATAAAGAGCGAAAGATAGATTTCAAGAACCTGCCGATAGGGTTGCAGGTGCTGACTGACTTGGAGGGGATGCGTGAGGCGTACAAGCGTGTGCCCAAGCTGGAGAAGGGGAATGTTGTAGCGTATTTGTATAGCGTGTATGGGGGGGCAAAGACGGCGCAGATAGTTGGGATAGCGGAGCAGAACGTGACTCGGCATGCGCGGCGGCACAAGGACATAGTGCAATTTGCGCAGGTGGCGCGGGCGGCGACGATAATAGAGTTGTGCCAGCGGAAGGCGTTGGCGTTGTTGCAGACTTTGGACGTGGAGCAGGTGCCGCATGAGCGGAGGGCGCAGAGCATAAAGTACTTGATGGACGCGGCGGCTGATGCGGCGTTTGGTGCGCCTGCGGCTGATGGTGAGGCGGGGACTGTGACTAAGGAGTTGATATTCAGGGTGACGGAGCGGATGGGTGAGAAGGGTGCTGGTGGGGGCGGGATGGGAGAGCAGGTTGCTGATATGGCAAGGCGGATAGGGGAAGGGGGTGCGGTAGATGCAAAAGCGGAATTTGTGGGCGACGCCGGGGTTGAGGGAGCGGAAGGCGGAGGTGATGGAGCTGTTGAAGGGGAGGAAGGACTTGCGGATCGGGGCGCACAACCAGTTCCTTGCGATACTGGTGGAGGCGGACACGATGCGGGAGCTGGATGCGCTGGAGCAGGCGATAGGGCGGGCGGAAGCATAGACGGGGTGCTGAATCGGGGTGGCGTGGTTGAGGGTGCTGTAGATGAGTGACGCTATTTTCAGGCTGTGGCTGGGCTCGAAGAAGATAGAGTTCAGCAGGTTGGAGATAGAGGAAGACAAGCGAATGGGCGGCACGCTTGAGGCCGATCTGGTGGAGTTGCAGCGTCAGGCGGACACGAACCCGATACAGTTTTTCAAGCCGCACGGCACGGCGAAGTACGTGGCGGACGGCGGGTTCAACACGGTAAGTGCGCTTGAGTATTTGAATGACGATGAGCACACGCTATGCTTGAATGTCAGTGCGAACCAGACGGGCAAGACGTGCTTGAGCGTGGTGCGTAAGGTATTAAAGATAGTTCCGAACAATCCGTCATGGATGCTGTTTCGGGAACACAAGGTGCGGAAGCGCGAGTGGACGGGGCCGAAAACCCTGGTGTGCATGGGGTACGACAAGGGGCAGTTGCAGGACGTGATGTGGCCTGAGTTGCAGAAGTGGATACCGGACGAGGAGCTTGGCGATTTTCGGAGCTTTCGGAACGGGGGCACACGGGAACCGAGCTGGCTGAATTACCCACGGGTGACGCTGAAGTGTGGGAGCCGGATAATCTTTATCACCTATGAGATGAAGGCGAGCGTGTGCGCTGGGATAAAGGCGAGCGAGGTGCTGGCTGATGAGCAGCCTCCGGCATCGTTCTTTAACGAGCTCGATCAGCGCGGGCGCACGCTTGGCGGGATATGCTGGGACATAGCCTGCACGCCGCACAAGGTTGAGGGGCGGCCTGACACGGGCACGAACAACTGGATATACTCGGTGTGGAAGGGCGAGGACACCAAGGGGCACAAGGTACTGCGGACACGGATAAGTGTGGAGGACGTGCCGGATCATATCTACAGCGACGCGGAAAAGCGCAAGGCGTACCAGCAGTGGGTGGTGATACCGCGCAAGAAGAACGACGAGGAGGCGATAAGGGAGGGTGAGGCACGGTATTACGGGATGTTCCAGCGGCCGGCGGGGTTGTTCTATGGTGAGGTCAAGCCGGAACTGCATTTCATAGACTGGACGTATGACGACATCAAGGACAAGCCTGTAACGCTGTACCGGAGTATTGACTACGGGTACGCGAGCCCGACGTGCTGTGGGTACTGGGCGGTGTTCTCGACGGGCGAGTATTTCCTGTATGACATCTACTACGTGCCGAAGAAGGACGCCATACCGCATGCTAGGGCGATAATCGAGCAGAGCGGGAACAAGGTAAGTTTTTTGAAAAAAGAACTTGACAAAAAGACAAACATACTCTACGACGTTTTAATTGAAGAGGAAATCAAGTGCCGTTTCCGGTGGACGGTGCTTGACTGGCATTGCTTTGAGCAGCAGGGTGGTGCCGGTCAGAGCATAGCGTTTTTCTTTCGGATCGGGGGCTTGAAGGTTATACCCTCGACGACGTTGCAGCAGGAGCAGCGTGCGCACGCGACAAGGTCGTTCCTGCGGATTGACTCGCAGCGGACGCATTTGGTGACGGGGAAGAAGGGTGCGCCGCGCATGTATATTTCGAGGCGTTGCCAGCCGTGGATATGGGAATGGGAGCGGTGCGTGTTCGAGAGCAGGCGCCTGAACGACACAGTGCACGGGCCGAAGGAGACGCACATAGACAAGGACGACCATGCCATAGACATGACGGAGTACATAGCCTGCTCGGGTGCGCGGTTCCTGCCGAAGAACTCGCCGGGCAACATGCAGGTGCCGGCGCCTTTGAGTTCGGACGGGGGGTATTGAGATGAAGGTGGCACTTACGGACTTGGAACTAGAGTGCCTGCGCGGGAACGTGGGGCGCAATTTCTATGAGATATTCCTGAAGATATTAAGGGCACGCGTGGAGCAGAACAACAACATCGGCCAGATAGGGGCTGACGCCTTTGAGAACGGAAGGCGGGTTGGCCGGTGGGAAGAGTCAAAGTCAATGCTGAATTATTTTGAGGAGTTGCCAAAACAAGTCAAGCGAAAGGAAAAGGAGGATGCCGAATCTACGCCCGATAGGTAACAAGGTGGTAGTCAAGCTTGCCCCGCTCATCAAGGATGTTGAGGGCATAGAGATCCCCGAGGCGTTCAGGGTACACGGCTGGCGCGGTATGGTCAGGAGGATGGCCAAGGGTCACAAGGTGTTGAAGAAGGGTGACGAAGTGCTTGTGATGAAGAACTACACGACGGTGTTCGACAGGCCGGAAGACCTTGCGATGATTGACGCGTCGCTTATCATGGCGCGGATAATGCCGTGCGACCAGCGGTTCATGCTCTGGCCGGTGAACAGGTTCGTGCTTATCAAGCCGGACGAGGCAGTTAGGGATGTTGGTGGGATAGTGCTGCCGGAGCACAAGGCGGTCAGGGCGAATTGCGGGACGGTGCTCAGGGTGGGCGAGTCGGTTGAAACCGAGATGCGCTGTTCGGACAAGGTGTACTACAAGGAACTGGCGGCTGTAGTTGTTAGGGAAAACGAGGCGATACTGCACATCGCCCATGAACTCGACATTGAAATGGTGGTGAGCAATGGCTGAACCTATGATGGACATGCAGGCGATTTTACCGGATGCCGCGCCCGACGAGGATTCCGGCGAGGACAAGGCTAGGGTGGTTGATGAGAACCTAGACGCCAAGGAACTTTCTGGGCCGGTCGAGGAACTGTTCACGAACTACGCCAAGGACAAGAAGCTCTGCGAGAAGGTCAAGGTCTATTTGGAGCAAAGCTGGCCGAAGATAGTATATCGTGACGATCTGGAGTCTATCTGGAAGGACAACGATAAGATGTGGCGTTGCCAGCCGTTGACCGACACCAAGGTGGAACACCGCGCCAACTGGGGTGTGGGCGAGTTCCATATTGCCATAAACCAGTTGCAGTCAATGACATACAACACATTCACCAAGAACCCGAACGCCTACAAGTTCGCCGCGGACGATAGCGTGGAGGATGATGGCCTAAAGGCGATACTCAAGGGCAACTCGGAGATTCTCAACAAGCTGCTTTACCTTGCGTTCTCGGACGTGGATTTTAAGCGGCAGTTGCGGCGGCTTATCAGTGATGCCTACAAGAAGGGCAATCTGGTGGCAAGCGTGGAGTTCAGGCAGAACAAGGTGGAGTGGAACGTAAAGAACAAGAAGACGGGCAAGCTGGAGCGCAAGGAGGTTATCGAGTTCAACCTTCCGATGCTGATGTATGAGCGGCTTGATCAGGTCTGGCTTGACGCCACGCTTGACAATATCGAAGACCAGCCGTATGTGTATATCAGGCGGCCAATAACGCTTTCGGAGCTTATCGAGGACGAAGAGGCTGAAAAGGTAATACTGCCCAAGCCGGAGGAGAACAACGACTTTGGCGATGAGATGAAGAAGTATGTAGAGGCGTCAACGAGCGAGTTCGAGACGGTCAAGAACGATCAGTTCGACAATGCTGGCAGGGATTACAGCGACAGGCAGCGCGACGTGTACAAGCATTGGGTGGTGTATGTCCGGCTGCCGCTGGAGATAGACGACAAGAAGAAGAAGGCCAAGTGGGTTGATAATGGCAAGACGGGGCTGTTCAGGGTTCGGCTGATTGGTGATCCGACTGGCGGTTGCAAGCCTATCGAGATTCGCGAGAACATCCTGCCGGGCGGCATTCCGCTGTTGTGGGGGCACCAGACAGAGGACGGCACCGGCATGTACCACATGAGCCTTGGCGAGAAGCTGAAGACCTACTACGAGCAGCTTTGCACGGCCTACAATCAGGAGACCGACAACCGAAGCAAGAACACGCGGCGGCCTGTCGTCTATGACGTTATTAAGCTCAACAACCTGAACTACGACTTTGGCCACAGTAACGCGATTCCCGTCGAGGGCGACCCGAGATCGGCGATGATGGAGCTTGGCTTGCTGGATATGACGGCGACCATCCAGAACCACAAGAGCGAAATATCTTACAAGATCAAGGAAATATCGCATACCACGGAAGCCGTTATGGGGCAGGCCATGGGTGCACGCACGTCGGCCTCTGAATACATGGGCGCACAGAGCGCGGCTACCACGCCGATTTACGCGGATATGGCGCAGCTTGAAAACGACATCATCGTGGGCTACATGAAGAAGTTCCACGCCGCTGTTGATGCATACCTGACGCATAACGATATAGTGGACATGATAGGGCAGGAAGGCGCCAAGTACCAGTTCAATGCCGGTGGCCGGTATAAGATTCTTGCGCTTGGCGTGGTCGAGGCCGAGGATAGCCGGACAAAGGTGATGAACCTCACGCAGCTGCTCACGCAGACGCAAGACCCGAATATCAGGGCGCGGATACAGTTGCGGCTTGCCGAGGCCATGAAACTTGAGAACCCGTCGGAGCTTGTGCCGCCACAGAGCGGGCATGAGGCTATCAAGGCGGCGTTGTTCGAAAACACTGAAATGCTGGTGTACGGCAAGCAGGACAGGCCAATGCCAGGCGAACTGCACGACACGCACTTGAGCATCCACAGGGAGGCGCGGTGGACGGGTGTGCGTGACAAGAACCCGAATGTATGGATGATGGATCAGCACATTCAGGAGACAGAGGAACTTAAAAGAAGAGAACAGGTAGGCGGGGGATTTCAACCACTCCCAGGGAACGGGCCCCTGGCGGAAGAGCCCCCCCTGCCTGGACTCGAAGCCGGTGGCCAGATAGGAGCCGCTGAAGGCGCGATGTCAGGTGGATCACAAGTGCCCGTAGCATAACAAGCCCGAAAACAAAAGGAGAAGCCCATGCCCCAAGACACAGAAGCCCGAATTGATGGAGAGCCCGAGGTTCAGGACGTGCCGGATAACACCGGCGCCGACATGCAGGATGCAGGAGAGATTCTGCCTGAAAGCAATGATCCAAGCGAGAACAAGAGCATGGCCGAGAACGCCAAGCTCATGGAGCAGTTCCAGGAGATGCAGGTCAAGCTGGCCGTCATAGAGAAGGAGAAGGAGCTTGCCGACAAGCGTGTCAAGGACATGCAGAACGAGTTCCACAAGAAGCGCGACGGGCGTGATGGCGATGCGCCAGATATCGATCGCAAGCCAAAAGAGACGCTTGACCAGTACACCGAGCGGCTTACGGATATGTTGAGTGACGACCCGCAACAGGCGTTCCGCTCGCTTATCAAGGACATAATCGTTGATAAGCAGAACGAGCGCGTGGAGCGTGAGCGGATGCTAAGGGAGGCCGAGGAGCGGATGCAGCAACGGTTTCTGAAGAGCGACCCGCAAAGGGCAAAGCTGCTCGACGAGGCCGAGAACCTTGCGGCGGAGCGGCCTGATCTGGCAAACCTGACGTTCGACCAGCGGCTTGAGTTTGTCGAGTTGCGGCAGGCTAAGAAGCAGGGTGCGGCCAAGGCTGATGATGGCGATAACGGCTCGGAGCGGGCAAGGGCGGCGCAGGCGTTGTTGTCCGGCAGTCGGCGACGTTCGAGCGCGGACAGGTCGGGCCTGCCGGAATGGACGGCTGACCCGGGTGCGCAGAAGCTCGCCAAGGCCGAAGGCTTTGATAGCCGGCAGGAGATGGCGGCGTGGGCTGACATAAACTCCGCCGAGGATGCCGAGCGGATAATGCGGCAAAAGCGTTGAGTTTTTTTAATCTGATTTTCGCAAATTCTAAAATAATCAAAAATAATACTTGACAAAGTGAGAAAACTGTGTCAAGACAACAACATAAGGGGAAATTATGCCGAAGAAAGCAAATCAAGAAGGCGACGATATAGTCACAACTGACGATTCAGCCAGCAAGCCTGACGCGCTGTTTGACAACGGGATGAACCGGAGCGAGCGTGTAAGGACGAAGAGTATGGCTATCCGCAACTTGAGCCCGAGTTATCACTATCACCTGATAAACGTGAATAGTGAGCAGGAAAAACAGCACTTTGCGAGTTTGGGGTATGAGCCAGCCCGTGGTAATGAAACTTTTGCGCCGACCTCGTTCGATGAACTGCTTGGCGCAAAGCCCGAAGAAGAAAGCAAGCCCGGCGCCCTGAAGATACGGGGTAGCCGCCTGCTTGTCAGAATCCCTCTCAAGGAATACGAAGCCCGGACAAGGAAGATGATTACAGCCCGACACAGGCCAGCGAAGTCCACGAGCCAGTCTAAAGCCCAAGAGATGATGGCCGGGATTACTGGAGCCGGAATAGAAGGAATGGGTGAAACCGAACAACTCTAATGGAGATTGATTATGGCAACAAGAGTGTTGAGAACTATTGACGTTTGGAAACTTCCTGCACGTCAGAGCGGACTTGTATATGCCCGCGACCCGGGCGAGGATGCCTCGCAGGACTGGCTGGCTGGTGCGCCGCTGCTTGCGGACTCCAGCACGAAGGAAATCAAGGAAGACAGCGCGTCCGGAACCGCCCCGGTGCTTGGTGTTGCGCAGGCCGACGCCACCGGTGATGCCGGAGCGGAGGTGCCTTACATCGAGGCTAATTCCGAGAACCTGTTCCAAGGCAGCGTGATTAACGACACATCCGCCGTTGCGCTTGCCGTGGACCACCTGAAGACGCAGTACGGTCTTATTGACGCCAGCGGCGCGTGGTACATTGATGTGAGCAATACCACGGAGAAGAAGGTGCAGATAATCGAGCCTATTGACGACATTGGCGATACCAACGCCCGCGTCGTGTTCAGGTTCCTGACCGACGAGCAACAGAACGTTCTGGCCTCAACATAACCGGAACGTGCAATCAGTAGGATTCAATAAAGGAGAATGAGCAATGGCTATTATATCTGCAAACATGGCGAAACAGTTCGATGCGAACATCAAGAAGATGTTCTTCATGGAGTTCATGCAGTACAAGGAGATGGAAAAACTTGTCAACATGAAGGGCTCGAGCAAGCCGTTCGAGCGGGTGGCGACGGTCGGCGAAATGCCCATGCCGGGCAAGGTCGGGCAGTATGAGACTATTCCCGAGGCCAGGTTCCTGCCGGGGCCGCAGCGTGAATGGATACACGAGAAGTATGCGTTCAAGGTGATCGCCAGTGAGGAAATGATTGACGATGAGTTGTTCAACGTCGTCAGCCGGAGCGGGCAGGCCGTGGGTGTTGCCATGCGGCACCGCTACGAGACGCAGGGCGTATATGACTATGACACCGCCTTCACGTTGAGCACGGTCGGCCCGAACGACACGGCGAGCGAAACGCTTTGCGCAACGGCGCACGCGACGTTCCCGGGTGCCGGCGGCGCCTCGCAGAGCAATCGTCCTGCGGTGGACATAACATTCGGTGTTGACGCGCTTTGGGATGCGGTGAATAATTTCACCCAGCTCACTGACCGCGAGGGCAATCCGATTGCCAAGATACCGAAGAAGATCGTGATTCATCCGCTGAACAAGCGCGAGGTCGGGGAAGTGCTGAGGTCCAGTCAGATCCCCTACCTGATGAACAACGAGAAGAACGTGATTGCCGATGAGGGCATCGCGCCGGCGTATTCGCATTACATGGCGTCCACTATGGCATGGTTCCTGTCAACTGAAGAGTCCCCGATTGACTTCTACACGCGCAAGGCGGCCAGCGTAGTGGTTGACGATAACGCTATCAACCAGTCAAGGGCGTGGATAATCAGCACTCGAATCAGTCACGGGCCTCGCAGTTGGGAGAACATCTATGGTACTTCTGGAGCCTAACTTGAACCATTGAAAAAAGGGAGGAAACAGAATGAAACATAGATTGATGTGGATAGTGGTTGCGCTGATTGCAACGCAAGTTGCGGCGCAGGCACAGAAGAGTCCTCGTGACATAGCTACCATCAAGAAGGACGTTACTTATTTCGACAGTAACGCCTACCTTGTGGTTCCGAAAGTGACGACTACTCTGGTAACTCCGGGTGGCGCGAGCGTGACGTCTGGTGCGCTTGCCAGCGGGCAGTTGATCTCAACCAACACGATAGCGGTTCTGGACACTGGCGGGAGTGCGCTGGCGGCAAGGACGCTTATTCGCGTATGGATGAGTGCCACGCAGTATGGCGCAATGACCACGAACAACACGGAGGGTTTGGTGTTGTCGGGTGGCGCCGCGGTTGCCACTGGTACGGCGAACGGTGATTACGTGTACCTGACGGGCACCAACGGACAGGCGGTGGCGACGATAACGGCGACGGAATCTGCCACGAATTACCTGAACGTGGGTGTTGGCGGCAACGTGTCGAGCACAGCCATCACATTGGTACCTTAACCTGATACAGCAGGGGGTGGGATAGTCGAGACGTAAAGGTTTGGACTATCCCTACCCCTTTGTTGTTTTACGGGGGACAAATGAAACTCTTTATATCACTTTTGACTTTGGGCTTGATAAGCCAGTGTGCCGTGGGTGCGGGGTATCAGGATGGGGTAGACGTGACAGTCCTTGATATAGAGAGCACATTGAGCAGCGACTTTTATAACAAGACGTCCACGGACGCGCTACTGACTAGCAAGGCGGGGACAGGCACAGTTGCGGCGCTGGAGAAGTAACAAAAACAGGAGGGATTGGAAATGAGTAGGTTCGTATTATGCGCGGCAATGGCGGGACTGATAGCGGCAACGGCAAGCGCACAGCTTGACAAGGCGCAGTTCCAAGTCAGCAACATCACAACGAGTTCAACGCTTACCGAAATCGAAAGCACTCCCGCCACCAAGATGGTTGGCTACCTGCGCAAGATTCTCGTGGATGTGAACGAGAGCGTGGCCAACGATTTCCGCCTGGTGCTGACCGCCAAGAGCGCATACAGCAGCAAGGCCGTCACGCTCGTTGACGTGAACGTTACCACGAACATGAGCATTACGCCTGTCTACAATCCACGGCGCACGGCGGTGAACACTGCCACTGGCGTGGGCACTATCACGATAACCGACGACACGCCGGTTGAGTTGCAGTTCGTGTTCGTCACGCTTGGCGAGGCAGCGGCCAACACAGCCAACGTCTCGCTTGTGACTACCGAGGGCGGTGTGACTACCACGAACCTTGTCTACAACTACGGTTCCGGCACGTTCGTCACAGCGGCTTGGAACTCCGATGGCTCAGGCTACCTGCTCAAGTCTGGCGACCGGATAAGGGTTGTGAACGACAATACGGCGGTTGTGGCGCGAGTCACGGCGACCTATCGCACGGTTGGTTCAGACGGCATGCCCGATTTCCCGCTGTTCGAGGATGTGATTTCGATGCAGACCGGCGAGGCGACCGGCACCAACATGAACGCAAAAGTCACGGTAATCTACGAGAGGCACCGATAATGACAGTCAATGAGTTATTCCAGAGCGCATGCCGGACGTTCGGCGTAGAGGAATCCAATGCCCGCTTTCAGGGCGATTTCTACGCTGGCGTGACGGCGGCGCAGAACGGGATTGCCAACCGGCGCCACTGGGGTTTTCTCGTGGCGCAAGGAACCGTGACCACGGCAGCCGACACACGGATGGCAACCATGCCAACCGACTTTGGACGGTTCGCCATTGATGACCACGGCACCGATTCAGGGCAGGTCCGGATAACCGCGCCTGCCGGTAGCGCGGGTGGCACCATTAAGGTGATTAAGCAGTCTGAATACCTCAAGCAGTCCTATGATGGCGATGACACCGGAACACCGGAGAACATGTGGCTTATCGGTGACACGGCTTACTTTTCACCTATCCCTGATGATGAATACACGATTGAGTTTCTTTATTACAAGCGGCCAACGAAGATAACGAACAACAACGGAACCATTGTAGTGCCCGATAGGTATGCCGAACTGATAGAGGCGATGATATTCCGGTTCCTGAAAAAGCGCGGCTACTCGCCCATTCAGGAGCTACAGATTGAGGATGCTGATGTCAAGCGGCTGCTTGGCGAGTCAATTCTTGACGACATAGCCCGATATGGCGGCCCGACATTCAACCTGCAACCGAGTGAGTTCACAACGGAAACAATCTAAATGTCAGAACGAGGACAAGGTGAAGCCAGATGGGTTACAATATCTTCGAGTTTTCCGGCCAGACTGAACCGCGACAAGGCGGAAACCAAGCTTGAGGATGGCGAAACGCCTGATGCCTACGGGCAGGGTCTTGACAGGGACGGCTATCTCTATGCCGCCGCCGCGCCAACGGGGGTTGTCTACGACCTGCTTGCGGACGTGACGGCACCGGCCAATGCGCCAGCCACCGTTACGGCGCGTTACTGGCATTTCTTTTTCAGCAGGCTCTTTACGTGGGACACCGGCGAGGCTCTTGTTCGGTTCGGTGCGCCCGGCTATGAGAGCGACTTTATCAGGCAGAGTAATTCAGGGCGGCTATGGTGCGACACCGGCGCGGACACGAGCAACGTCACGGGGATCTGCCCGTTCGCCAAGAAGGTTGCCGTGTTCAAGGATGAGCGGCTTTACATCGTGGATGGCGCGTCAAGCCTGCATGGGCAGTTCAGTAGCGAGTTTGCGACTGTAGATGCGGGGCTGACCTATCGGCAGAACACGCTTGGCATGTGGAACCAGCTTGTGTTTGTGAACTCTGACGGCGTGTTTGTGTATGATGGCGAACAACTTGCGGAGGTTACGCGCAACATGAGAGGCGAGCTTGCGCCGTTCAGCGATGCAACTTGCGTGGCTTTGAAAGGTGACTGGCGCCGCGGGCATGTGATGCTCATGGATGCCACTGACGACGTTATCGGTGTTGTGAGCCTATCAAAAGGGTTCGGCCTCTTCGACTACTCCACGGCTGGATTCAGGTTCACCACACCGAGCTTGCAGGCCGAGCGTGCCGAGCCATTGCTGATTGACAAGCTGGCCTTGATTTACAAGACTAACGAAAGCCGGTGGAACGTCAAGGTTGACGTAAAGATAAACGACACATGGTATGAGCAGGGCAGCCGGAACGTTGAGAATAGCAACAGCAATGGGCGCGTGGAGCTTGACTTGAACGACGTGCTGGCATGCCGCCGGTGGGCGATGCGGATAACGGAGCTTGACTCAAGCGTTTATATTTCAGAGATTCAAGCCAGAGTCAAGACGGGCGGGGTCAAGGGCTATTCCGCCAAATAGGAGAACATCATCATGGCGCTTACATTCAAGACACCTACTGAACCGGAATCGCAGTTGCCGCAGTCGCCGGAGGATATGGCGGCGCAATATGGCGGATCGCTTTCCTACCGGCGACGCACCAAGGTTGACGCGCCCGAGGCACCGGCACAGCCGACGCAGTTCATGCAGGATTTCTACACGCAGATGCAGGCGCTTGGCGAGGGTGAACAGGGCGTGTTCGTGTCCAACATCATGCAGAGCTTGAGCGACAGGCTGGCGAAGTATAACTACCGCATGGCGCGTGGACGCGAGCTTTCACCGGAACAGCAGCAGGAATACCAGGCGTTAGTCAAGTCATTGGAGGAGGTTCAGGACTACGCGCACCAGCGGCCTGAAAGCATTGAGACTTTACCCGACAGGCAGGAGCAGTACAGGCAGGAGCAGCTTGCGTACCTGCGTTCGGGCGGGTTCAAGTTCGAGCCTACTCCAGACTATTCGGGACTATTCGGGGGTAAATGATTATGTCAGACCGTTTCAGCACAACGATAAGTGATTCTGACTGGTTCTTGTTGGATTTTGCGGAATCTCCTGGGGATACCAGTACTATCGCCCTCACGCGAGCCGTGTCGGGCCTAAGCCGCAAGGAAGCGTATGCAATACGAACTTCAAGAACCAGTCTTCTTTCGGTGACAGACCCGTATGTTGACGGTGAGAAGTGGGCTGGAACGTGGGCTATCAAGGGCACGGGGATAAAGCCGGTGAACGAGGGCAGCGATGCGGGCTCCTTCATGTACTTTGAGCGGATACAGTATGGGCTATTCTCTGCCTGCATAGCTGAAAACCAGATATACGGGCGCAGCCAGAGCGAGGCGTATGAGCAGAACGAATACGCTTGGATGCACTACTTATGGCAGATTCACGATGAAAGTAAGCAGTGGTACAACATCCCCGAGGCATATATCGAGGAAGTGTTCGGGTATATGCGGGAGTTTCACACAAACGTAGCAGATTATAGGTCGGCTGAAGCTACGTTTCACTATGAAACATTGCCTGAAGCGTGGCGAGGCAATTATTACGATTACGGTGAAGCTATTATCAAGTCCATAGACTATTCAAATAAAGGCGGTACTTTCGATGACGGTTTTTCTGTTGACGCTAAATTGGTGGAATGCCGCGATGGTGTGTTTCGATACATGCGCCAAATAGGAAAGGTTTATGGGTATGGACCAGCCAAGATTAAATTAACTACCGGTTCTTTCTATCGCCTTGTGGTTGAGTCTGATGGGACATACACGCCACTTTACACTGAACTAGTCTATGATGCCTATACCTTGACGCTCGTAGAGTTGACGCTCCCGACAATCTCGCGGTGCTACACGGAGCCTGCCAATGACGGCACATACAGGCTGACGCGCTCGTTGCGCTCATGGTCGTCGGACTACCAGCTTAGGACGCGCAGCCTGAAATACGCTGGGCTTGTCACTGTTCAGGGCTTGCCGTTTGAGGGTGACACCACGCTTGACCTTGCGGGGTTCCTTGATGAGACAGAGCTTATCCACCAGCATTCACGGTTCATCATAGGCGGCGACACATACAGGGTGCTTGCAGATGCCACGGCGGAGGCGGGTGCGGTTACGGTCAGTGTCACGCCGGAGGTCACGGCGACAACGGAAAGCCTTTGTGACGACAGAGTGGGCGAGGTTATGGCGACATTCCTGGCGATGCGATAATGATGGAAGAAACCACAGAGCAGTTGAAAGAGCGGATAGTCCGGCTTGAGGATGATGTCCGGCGGCTTGCGTCCGCGCTTGACAGGATGGAATACGCGCAGGTTCGGGTTGAGGGTGACACGGCGTACGTGCGGCGATGCACGTTGTTACCGGCAACCGGCAGGCATGAGGGCGAGTATGAGGAGTTGTCGGTGACGGGTGACGAACTGCCTGACGGGAGCGCGGATAACCGATACCTGATTTGGGACACCGAGACAAGCAGTTGGGTTGTAGGTGCAGGAGTAGGCGGTCTGCCTGACAATACGGGTAAGTTCAAGTATATGGGGATCTTCATGTCCGCCACCAACACCAGCAGCGCGGACGATCCAACTCTCTGGTCCGTTGATTATGTGAGGGCCCACGCATGAGCACACCATTCACATCACCCGCAAACGCCACCTGGCAGGCGCTGCTCGATGAGCTGGTCCTGGCCTACAGCGAGCGCCGCCAGGCGCTCAGCCAATCCGCCTACACCGCCGCCGATGATCGGGACGTGCAGGCCGCATCCTACTGGACTACACTACAGGGCTGGATCGAGACGAACTGCCTTTCATTCATTGATCACGTTTCCGGCCCGCTCACCGGGGACAACACCGCATTCCTCTATTTCACCCTGGCAACATTCCGCGCCGCCGCCGGACTCCACGCCGATGGCTTCCGCCGCTCCACTGATGGCTCGTCATTCTCCTACGGCCAGATGCAGCCCGGCGACATCATCGGCCCGTGGATCTTCGAGGATCTGCAGAAGGCGTTTAGCGTGTTAAGGTGGAGGCTACTTACATTCACAACTCCATCTTTTACGGGTTACAAGCGATCAGGAGAAAAATCTAACAGCAACTGGAATGACGCTAAGGCAGGCGCCCTTGTTGATTGGCAAGTTTAACTTCATTTGTCGCGTCTGATCTTACGGTCTCGGATTGCGCTATTGGACACCAAGATACCGATGTTTATGTCAAAGCTGCAAAAAACGCAGGGTATGATGAGTATGAATTTGATGCGATTGATACCGGATTTATAGAAGACCAGCTTGTTTCTGTCGGGTCGTTATCCGATACAATCGGAACCATGACTATACCGAATTGGCCGGGCAGTTATCCGGAGCATCCTGAATCTTTCGGGATAGGATTCAAAGCGACAATAGAAGGCGTTTTGATCAAATGGAACTTCACAAACCAGAATTAAAGAGGCTTTATCTATGACATTACAACAGCGTTTCAAGATATGCAAGGCGTGTGAACACAGCAAGCACGACGGGTTCGGTTGCGAGTTTTACAAGCGGTGCTGCTTTGGTAAGTGGCGCGCCATGCCGTCAAGTGAATGCCCGCAAGGGAAATGGAAAGCACAGAGCAAAGGAGAATAGCCATGCCTTTTGGAAGATCGTTGCAGGGTGGATATGATGATAGGGTTACACTGCCGTGGGGGGTCGGCAGCTTTGGCTTTGGCAGCCCCACGTCTGCGTTTCCGCAGACCATAGAGATGCCCAGCCTTGCGCTTGGCGAGGGCGAAAAGATAATCCGTGGCGGCAGGGTGGGGACGGCTGGCGGCAAGGCGGCGGGGTCCGACTACATCGAGGTTATAGGGCCGGACGGCAAGACTTACATGGTGCCAGCGATTGAGGGCGTGAAGAAGGAGATGGACGGCACGGTGAAGCTCGACAGGCAGTCTGCAGGAATCCGCAACCAGTTACAGGCGGCTATCGTTGCGGAGCGCAACCGTCAACTTGGCATTGCCACGCAACCGGCGCAGGAACAGCTTACACTCGATAGTATGAAGCAGAAGATGGCCGAGTCCAAGGCGGCGACGCAGGAAGCCTTGCGTAAGCCTGAACGCGAGGATGAGAAGCTTACGTTAGCGCAGAAGGCCGAGGAACGCAGGCGCAAGGAGTTGGAGCTGAAAGACAAGAAGTACCGCGAAGGGCTAAGCAGGTTTCGCGACAAGGAGGCTATCCGTGTGGCAGGGCGTGGCGCAACAGCGAAAACCGTGGCGGCATTGAAGGACGGCTATGCGGCCGAGCGGCATATTGAACGCCTGGAAATCGAGGAACTCCGCTCGACCGAGCGTGGCGATTACAGGGATGCCGAACGCAGGCGCAAGGACAGGCTGGAGTTCTACGACAAGGCGCTGGAAGTGTGGGACGCGCTAATCTCCAAGATAGACAAGGATATTGCCATAGTCCAGAAGATGCGCTTATCGCCCACCCTACGGGAACGGCTTGCCTCACTGATGAAACAGCGTGACGCGCTGGAAACCGACAGGCAGGCTTTGTTGAAGTCGCAGCTTGACGCCTTGCGCAAGAGTGTAGGCGACCAATCGGCAGACGGGCAGGGTGCAGGGACACCGCCGCCCGGGTTTGCGGCAAGATAATAAATAGGAATCAAAGGCTATGGCCAGTCAAATAGCAGTTAACGACCAGACCGGCGAAGTGGTTGTTTGGATCAACGGACAGTGGCAGAAGACGCAGGTTGCCGACAATCCGCAGACCGGCGAAAGCGTGGCGTGGGTGGATGGTGCGTGGCAGCCGGTTAGCTTTAAGCGGGCCGAGCCGTCCTACGTGCCGCCACAGCCCGAGGCGCCGCCTGAATACGATGCCGCTGAACGCCAGCGTCGCTATGCGCCACAGAGCGAGGAAAGCTACAAGACCGTTGACCGCTATCAGGGCTTGAAGCCGTGGCCAGAGACCAGCGCCGACCCCGAAATTAACACCGTTCTCCAGCAGATGACCGACCTGCTTGACGACCCGCCTACGCAAGAGCGCAATGAACGGATAGAGAAACTGCGTGGCTATGCGCAAAGCCTGATGCGCTCGCGGCAGAGCATACTTGAGGCCGGTGCGACGGCTATACCGACGGCAAGGGAAGAGTTTTTCACGCAAGAGAATGTCGTTGGCGACGTGGCACGGACTATGGGTAGTGCTGGAACGTCGGTAATGCAGATGGCCAATTCGATAGGCACGGCACTCTCGCAGGTGGCGGCGCCGCAGAGCGTCAAGGACTGGTTCGAGCAGAACGAGCTTGACCTTGCCGAGAAGTCGGCGGGCGTGATGGATGAGATTCGGGAGCAGGGCGGTGTGGCGGCAGGCGTGGCACAGCAGATAGGGCAGGAAGCCTTGACAACGGCTATCCGGCTGGCGGCACTTGGCGCACTACCCAAAACCTCAAGCTCGCTTATGCAGACCATGCGCTTTGCCGGAATCACGGCGGCTACTACACCTGGCACGATTACGGACAGGGCGGGGGCGGCAGGGCGTGCGGCTATCCTGACCTCGACGGCTATACCGGCCAAGGCAATCACTAAGCTGCTTGGCGCAAGCGGCGTGTGGGAACCGATAGTGGCGACGCTGGCTGACACCGCGCTCAACGTGGCGGGTGGCGTGGCGTTTGACAAGTTCAACGAGATTCTTGGCAGGGAAACTAAGGTGTATGACTGGGATAAGCCGGAAGTGTTCATCCCGGTCTTGGTTCAGGATTTCCTGTTTGCGCTTGGCACGGGCATGGAGGTCAAGGCGGCGCGTGACTTGGTGAACACGAACAAGGCGGCGCGTGACTTGGCGAACACGATCAAGCCTGCACTAGAAGAGGCGGTTGGTAAGACGAAGGCTGACCAGATTATCAGGGAAGCCGAGCAGCGTGTTGCGGCGGAGAGCAAGCCGGAAGCCAAGCCGGAGCAGACCCGGGAAGAGACGCTGCGTGAGCTTGAGCGTGAGATGACGTCTTTGAAGGGCGAGGCGAAGGCGGAGGACTGGCCCACACCGCGGGAAGAGATGCTGCTTGAGGCACCTAAGCCGGACGTGAAGACTAAGCCGGTTGACAGGCTGGTGGACGAGGGCAAGGCCGAGCCGATAGTGCCGAGGGCGGAGCCGGACAAGACGCATGAAGGGCGGCTGGACATGACGCCGGTAGAGGCCGCCAAGCCCGCGGAGGCGAAGGCAGAAACAAAAGCTCCCTCGTCACACGAAGAAAAGCAGAAGTTTGGCGCTGAGGCGGCAGGGTGGGTTAAGGAGGGTAAAGACAAATGGGGTCGTAATATATGGAGGATGAGCGAGGCAGCATACGAAAAAAAGAAGAAGGAGGCAGGGTGGGTTGAGGGGGGTATAGAGGACTGGGGTCGTAATATATATGAGTTCAGGAAGACGAGTAAGGCAGCTAAACCATCAGCCAAGCCCGCGGAGGCCGAGCGGCCAGTCGCAACTCCGGTAGCTGACGAGGGGGCTGTCCGTCCGGTGGAGGCCGCCAAGCCCGCCGAGGTGAAGGCCGAGCCAGCCAAGCCAG